GATGAACTCCGAGAACTGATTTGGAAATCTCAGGAGTTGTACCCAAAAGCGTATCCGGGTGCTAAATGGCAAGAGAAGAAAAGCCAGTGGGTTTTTCCTTCAGGAGCCAAGCTCTGGATGACCTACTTAGAACGTGAAGAAGACGTTCTGCGTTATCAGGGTCAAGCGTTTAGCTACATCGCATTTGATGAGTTAACGCAACACGCAACACCGTTCGCATGGAATTATATGCGTTCTCGTTTGCGTACTACAGACCCTGAGTTGCCTATCTTTATGAGGGCAACAAGTAACCCCGGTGGCCCCGGCCACTCATGGGTTAAACGGATGTTTATTGATCCGTCGCCAGCAAATAAAAGCTTTGCGGCTACAGACATAGACACCGGGGATGTGTTATCATATCCTGAAGGACACGAGAAACATGGGAAGCCTTTATTTAACCGTAGGTTCATACCTGCAACGCTTAAAGATAATCCATATCTATATAGTGAAGGTAATTATGAGGCTAACCTGCTATCGCTTCCTGAGATGCAAAGACGGCAACTCTTGGAAGGTGACTGGGCCATCGCAGATGGCGCGGCGTTCCCAGAATTCCGACAGCATCACCATGTGGTGGAACCTTTTGAGATCCCATCAGACTGGCGGAAGTTTAGATCTTGTGACTATGGATATTCGTCGTATTCAGCGGTGCATTGGTTTGCGATAGATCCTGCTTTTGAAACACTTATTGTGTACCGAGAGCTTTATGTAACCAAGCACACCGGGCGAGATCTAGCAAAGGTTATCCTTCAGTTAGAGCGAGGCGAACAGATCCAGTATGGTATACTTGACTCTAGTTGTTGGCACCAACGTGGACAGATAGGCCCAAGTATAGCGGAAGAAATGATTGCTGAAGGATGCAGGTGGCGTCCCAGCGATAGAAGTGCAGGAGCTAGGGTTGCAGGACGCAACAGGCTCCATGAACTCCTCAAGTATGACGAGGAACGCAAGATGCCCGGCATTGTGTTTTTTGATACCTGCCGACAAATAATTGCGGATTTACCAGTCATACCGAACGACCCGAAAGGGGGTGATGATATCGATGTTAGATATCGTAGTGACCACGCTTATGACAGCATACGTTATGGCGTTATGTCTCGACCAAGATCGAAATCACCGTTTGAGGATTGGGGCACAATGAAAAAAGAACCTAGCTGGAAGCCCGCTAGCATGAGCTTTGGATATTAAAATATGGCAATAGTAGATAAACCAGAAGACTACCTTCCTGACAGCAACACCGCTTCGTTAGAAGAAGGGGATGATGTAGCTCAAGAAAACCTTGAGATGGATGGTGTTGTTGGTTGGGTGCAAAGCAGGTACTCAAAGTCAAATACATGGCGTGACCAAGATGAAGCACGATGGCTTAAAGCCTATCGAAACTACCGAGGAATTTACGGCCCTGAAACGCAATTCACTGACACAGAAAAGTCACAGGCGTTCATCAAGATTACTAAGACGAAGGTTCTCGCGGCATACGCCCAGATCGTAGATGTTTTATTTGCAGGTTCTAAATTTCCAATTGGTATTGAACCGCCAGTCGTAACTCTAAATGTACAAGATTCTGTACACTTTGATCCTAAAGAAGTAACCCCAGAAAAGATTTCAAAAGTATCTGGCGATGAGGTGAAAGTATCACCTACAATTTCTCGCCCAGATATTATGGCTCGTCTAGGCCCATTGAAAGAAGATCTATCTCGTATTGAAGATAGTCTTCGTCCCGGCCCGGGCAAAACCCCAACTTCCTTTACTTATGAGCCCGCTAAGATGGTTGCTCGTGGTATGGAAAAACTTATTCACGATCAACTTGAAGAGAGTGACGCAAGTAAGCATTTGCGTAATGTAGCATTCGAGATGTCCCTGTTTGGTACAGGTATTCTCAAAGGCCCGTTTGCATACGATAAAGAATATCCGCGCTGGAGCGAAGAGGGCGAATACGATCCTCTTTACAAAACTATTCCGAAAGTCGAGTCTGTATCGATCTGGGATTTCTACCCTGATCCAGATGCCCGGAATATGAGCGAGGCTGAGTATGTAATCCAGCGTCATCGTATGAGCCGTACTCAGCTTCGTGCCTTGAAAAACAGGCCACACTTTCGTGATGAGTCAATTGAGCTAGCCATTGAATACGGCGTTAATTACCAGCCTGAGTACTGGGAAAACGCATTAGAAGACCACGAACAAAACCCAGACGTAAATCGTTTTGAGGTTTTAGAATATTGGGGGATGATCGATCTAGAAACTGCGGAAAAAGCAGACATCGATATTCCTGAAAAATACTTTGACCGTGACCAGATCCAGATTAATGCTTGGGTGTGTAATGGTCAGATCCTACGTTTAGTAATTAACCCATTTACGCCAAGTCGTATCCCATTCCACGCGGTTCCTTACGAAGTAAATCCTTACTCTTTCTTTGGAGTAGGTCTTGCTGAGAACATGGAAGACACGCAGGAGATTATGAACGGGTTTATGCGTATGGCCGTCGATAACGCGGCTCTATCATCTAACCTGTTGATTGAGATAGACGAGACTAATCTCGTCCCCGGACAAGACCTTTCTGTTTACCCCGGAAAGATATTTAGGCGTCAAGCAGGGGCACCGGGTCAAGCTATCTTCGGAACTAAGTTCCCGAACGTGACCAACGAATGTCTAATGATGTTCGATAAAGCACGTCAACTTAGCGATGAAGCAACTGGTATGCCGTCATACTCACATGGTATGTCCGGCGTTATGTCTGTCGGTAGGACAGCATCTGGTATGTCTATGTTGATGGGTGCGGCCGCACAAAACATTAAGGCCGTTGTCCGTAATATGGACGATTATATGTTGGCTCCACTTGGTCAAGCGTTGTTTGCTTTCAATATGCAATTCAACTTTGACAAAGACGTAGCTAAAGGTAACCTAGAAATTATTCCACGCGGTACAGAAAGTTTGATGCGTAATGAGATTAGATCTCAGCGTCTGCTTCAGTTTATGCAATTGACCGCTAATCCAGCAATGGCACCGTTCGTCAAGTATGACTACATCTTGCGCGAAATGGCGGCGTCTATGGATCTGGATGAAGACAAGATTTTGAACGACCCACGCGAAGCGGCAATCCAAGCACAAATGATGGCTGAAATTGCGGCTTTGATGCCTCAACCTCCTCAAGGACAAGGTGGCCCACAAGGCCCGATGCCTCCGGGCGTAGCTGATCCGACAGGAAACGGCGGCGGTAACATTGCGCCGGGCATGGCACCGGAACCGGGAGCTCCGGGTTTCGCTGGCGGGGGCGGTGGAGATAATGGTGGTCAACAGCCACAAGCTCCACAAGGACAGCCACAACAACCGCCTATGATATAATTATGAAACATGAATTAGTGATGATCTCATGGAAAGATATCACATCATGGAACGGCTGGAATGGTGACATAGTAGAGCAAGGAAAAGACGAGCCTTTAGAATTTAAGACCGTCGGCTTCTTACTCACTAAAAATAGAAAGAAAGTAGTAATTAGTGACAGCATACCAGACATAGGAAATTTAACTGTTTTCCCTGCCGGATGCGTAACTAATATCGAGATACTTAAATGGAAAAAAGCGTAGCTAAAGAAATATTACCGTTCGTGAATAACACGGAACAATACCCTCTATTACAAGTGTTCGTAGAGGCTCGTATTGAGACACTACGCGGCTATTTAGAAAACACAAAGGAACACAATAAAATCCTTGAAATACAGGGCGCAATCGCAGAGCTACGACGCTTCCAGACGTTGCGTGAACAAGCAATAGAAGGGGCAAAATAATGGCGGAAACAAGCGCAGGACGTAAAGTCTTCCAAGATGAGAATGGTGAAAACTATTCCGAAAAAACTATTACATTTGAAACGGAATATGGCTGGATCAATATGCCTACGGTTAACGCCGAAGGTGAACAGATGAGTCAACAAGAACTTGAAGAGTTTGTTGCTGAAAATGGCCCTATTGATCCTGTAACTGGGGATGAACTTTCTGTTTTTGAGGATTTGGATAGCGCGGAACGTGCGGCGCAACGCCGGACAGATGCTCTTAGCGAAGAATTAAAAGCACAAGGTATGTACCACGGCGGTATGCCTTGTAGTGAATGTGGTGGTGAAGGTTGCGGATGTGGTGGCGACGGTATGATGGTCGGCATTGATCCTATTTCTGGTAATCCTGTGCCCCCGGGATCTGGAATTATGAATGTTCGCGACGATATTCCTGCGGTTCTATCAGATGGTGAATATGTAGTTCCCGCTGATGTAGTTCGTTACCACGGCCTTAAAACATTCATGGCTTTGCGTGTCGAAGCAAAAATGGGCTTGATGATGATGCAAGCTGAAGGACAAATTAAAGATTTAGACGAGGAACAGGAAGAATACGAAACTGTTGATTGCCCTACCTGTGATGGTACAGGCGAGATTGATGGTGAACCGTGTGAACACTGTGAAGGTTATGGCTACCACTACGCGGACGAGTTGGAACAAGAGGAACCCGATAGCGAAAGCTCTTCGGACGCCGACGTTTCGTCCGAGGAAAGTGTTGCCGAAGAAGGGGAAGGGGAGTTTCAAGAGGAACACGAAACACCCGAAGGCAACCGAGTTGAGTCAACTGTAACTGAAGTTGTTGAAGAATTTATGGAACCCGATGGCGTTGAGTCAGAGGAAGAGGAAGACTTTTACCCAACTAAAGAAGGTCAATTTGCTTACAAACCGACAGTACGTTTTGCTGTCATGCGCGTGAAGTAAATATAAAAATTTGCGTGGGACGGGCTACCCGCAAACCCTCTCATTAGAGAGCTACTTTGAGGCCCCCAATAGGAGTAAATATGGCTAAATATCAAGGCGCGTACCGTGAGGACGTGTATAAAGAAGAACCTGTTAAAGAACAAAACGTGAATGAACAGGAAACAGATGAGAACGAAAACCCTGAAGAGGCATCGTTCAAAAAACGCTACGGCGACCTTCGTCGGCATATGCAAAGTTCTATGCAACAGAAGGACGCACAGCTACAGAAGATGCAAGAGCAACTAGCTCAAGCAACTAGGCAACAGATCAAGTTCCCTAAAACCGAAGAGGAAGTAGCGGCTTGGTCACAGAAATATCCTGATGTTGCAAAAATTATCGATACCATTGCTCAAAAGCGTGTGCAGGAAGCATTGGCAATCGGTGAACAAGAGCTCAATAAAGTGAAGCAACTTGCGGT